TGAACGAGGAGTTGCCGGTGCAAAGAACTTGTTTAGTGGTTTTGACACAAAAAGTTTTACAGCAAAAGATGTTTCTGGTAAATTAGCATCAGCACCACCAGATGGTAACGGAATTGCCGCTGCTGCTGCAATGGGTAAGAATATTGTTGTACAAGCACCCGCTCCTGTAGTTGTACCCCAGGGTGGTGGAAGTCAGATTGTTCTGCAACCGTTCACGACGAATATCAGAAATAAAGAACCCTCTATTTCTGATTACCTAAGAACAAGGTACTAACGAAAAAGCCCCTTTCGGGGCTTTGTTTTATTCGTCGATTAGCGATTCGAAGAAACTAAGGTCTTCATCATCCTCTTTAGGAGCAGCTTTTGGCGCTGCTGCCTTCTTCTCCTTCAATGGAGGCTTCTCGGCTACCTCGGGTTCATCTTCCAGAAGGAAGTCCGCTGCCTTCTTGTTACCGGCACTCTGTGTACCAGAAAGAACGGAGTCCAACTTACGCTTCAACTCATCATAGCTCTTGAAGTTCTTGGGATCCACGAACTCTGCTAGTGAATGGCGCTTGTTTAGAATAGCAAGGGTTTCCTCGTCGTCTTCGTTGATAGGCGCTGGGCTATCAAACTCGCTCTTGTCGGTATTGGAATAACCATCTACCTTACGAATACGTAGACGGAAATTGCAACCCTCAAAAGGATTGAACACATAAACAGCTTTTTCATCCTCAAACGTTGGCTGTAGCTTGTCCTTGATCTTGTCAAAGATTTTCTTACCAAACTTGAACAGTTTTACCTGTCCATCGTTTTCGGGATTCTTGGGATCGCTTACCACAAGCACATTACAAATGTAAGAAAGACGACGCTTACGCTTCTTCGCTACTTCCTTATCCGCTTCTAGACCAGTAGCCCAGAGATCATTACAGTGCTCAACAACAGGATCAGCTTGACCAATAGTCGTTAGACACCTCTCGATGTACCACTTACCAGTGGGACCCTGAAAGCCATGGTCATAGATCTTGACCCATGGTAGATCATTATCATCAAGTGCAGGAAGAAAACGAATCACTGCCGATCCATTACCTGCCTTGTCTACTTGCGCTTTCCAAAAACGATCATCATCACGCTTGTTAGATGAAGATGAGTCTTGTTTTTGTAGTTCGGAAGCAATCTTAGATAGAGTATTGCTTGATGACTTACGCATTGCGCGTAGTTGTTCTAAGTTCATAAATTTTCCTTTGATTCGATGGTTGTTAGGATGTTTTATTATACACTACTTCGTCTTGGGATTCAACATCATCTTCTAGATCTAGATAATAGTCTTCTTCCTCGACAAAGCTATTTAGTATGCGAATCCCCTCGCCTGGACGATTGGATGCGCGCTTTGAACGCTTCTTGTAAATCTTTTGTTCGTTGTCGTCGAACTCGTCAAACTTCTTCATGGTGTGCTACCAAAGATTCCTTAAAGTCAGAATAGATTTGTTGAAATTTAGCCTCATCGAACTTGATGAAACTTTCTAGTTTTCTGATACGCAGAAGATCATCCCTCCAGAGATGGAAGATGCTTTTCCAACTATCAGAAAAATTCTCGAGTGCATTCATAATGGTAAGTGTCTCGATATTGATCTTACCTGATTTGTACGCAACGAAAAGGGGCGGGATTTGTTCTATGGATACTAATTTTTCGTAACTTACACCCTTTAGCGTAAGATAGTCTAGATCGTCCATGAACATCTTAGTAAGAGATTGACGATTGCGCTGCCATTGTGTGTACAGCTTGGTTGCTTTCTCTTCGTCATCAAAAGGATATGTGTTACCATACGCAAAGTTGGCAACAAAGAATGATGCAGCGTGTTTTGTATCATAAAACCGTTTGGCTGCAAGTGTAATCAATGCCTTGTCGTTTCTCTTGTTGAAGTCATCAATGGTAGCGTTCTTGATTCTACCATTGTGCTTAATTGCATCGTACTTCTCGTTTGCGAAGTGTGTCTTGATGGAAAGGTACAACTGAAAGCATCTTTCGGGAGCGATCATTTTAGTCATACAAACTAGGAGATTTCTTTAGCAGTCCCATTTCAGCAAATTCTACTGCCAGTTTTTCCTTCAGATTCTTGTTCACGTTCTTTGCAATGTCTTCGGGATCGATGTCGTTGTCGTGGCAATAGTTCAACAACGCATTGTAGCAACTAATGCCCTCGTCGATAGCCATTGTTTCGATGAAGAGGGAAAACTCATTAGAGTTTTGAAACATTGTCTTTTGCAATGAAGTATTCAACGTTTCGAATTGCTCGTGCATATGTATTGTATTCCTCTGTCTTTTTACTGTAAAGATTCCATTCGGGCGTGTTGTCCTTATCACCCATGATACGATCTCCGTACTTATCTAGAAACATCTCAATAAACTTTGAGACCTTTGCCAAATGATTACCCCATGACTTACGCAGTTCACGTAAGTTACCATCGTTTGCAATTGTCTGAGACAGAACGTCATTAAGTTGACTGTAATTCATTTCAAATAAATCCTACTGAACGATTGAACCGCTTGATATCTTGGTTGGTCTTCTGATTGAAGACTTCAGCCACTGTCAGACTATTATTACATAGATCTGGGTTAAAGTCAATACCCTTTGCGTGTGCTAGGATCTTTGCTTCCTCAACGGTTAGATTTCTAAATTCTAATACGTCATAACAACGTCCGGGGCGAACCAGCGCCTCATCAACATCGCGAATGTTGGTCAAGTTTGTGCTGAAGATAATCTTCTTATTTGGCGATGAGATCAATCCCGAGCCAATGTTTAGAAACTTATGCATCAGATCGTTGCCGTGACCTTCGCGGGACTTTAGAAACACATCGGCATCTTCGATTACCATGACGTTTGCTTCCCCGGAGATGAAGTTGGCAAACACATAATCCCGCTTGAGAATTTCCGGATCGTATGTCACGATGCCGTTGTTTTTTGTCTCGTGCAGCAAGCCCTTGATCCAGCTCGTTTTTCCGGTGCCCGGGGGTCCCAGCAATAGCAGAATGCTGGCTTTACTTGCCATGAAATTCTTGTAGTACACGTCCAGGGGTTCGCTCATCCATGGGTACATCTCACTGCATGGAAGCATATCGTTGGCTAGCTTGATTGTTGTACTTTCACCATCCGCGGTGTAATACCATTCAACGGTACAGCGAATGGGTTCAAACTTGCTAAAGATAGTTGCTTCGTGTACTTCTACCCAATCCTTATCACCAACAATAGTCAGTGTGGTATTGTCATAGGTTGTCGAGTAGGTGAAGATCCCACGATCCCGCTGCATAACGAGACCGCGATTCCTCTGCACGTTCACGAAATAATCGTTGCAGAGGGACTGTATGAAATTGTCCCATTCAACCCGGTTAGTTAGATCGATGTTGAAGGTCTTGGTGTGAGTGTTAATGCCCTTCTCGTACCGACTCAGCAAAAATTCATTCTGAATGTAATCATTACAACCGTCGGTGGATATAAAGATGTTATCTGTAATCATTGATTTTGGTACTTTACGTTTGCTGCTGGACCTACTAGAAAAATTGCCACGGGCAAGACGATGTTCTTCAATTCTAAGGTGTTGGGCAAGAGACTTAGTTGTCTTCGACATTTTGTGCTTTCATGATTGTGTCAACCATAATAAGGCGCTTGAACATATCTAGAATCTCGTTGTTACTGAGGAGATCCCAGTTTACGAATTCCAGGTTGTCGTTGTCAACTTCAACCGATAGCTCAATGACCCGCCTAATTAGCTTGTCCCGCATTTTCAATGACCGTGCGTTGATTTTTCTGGCGAGCGATTCGATTCTGCGGATGCAGAAGATACTTATCTCCCATGGCGGCAATCAGTTCCTTGACACGAACCCGATTGCGTTCCTGAAGAGCCAGCACATCATCGTTGGTAAAAAGCTTACCCTGCGTTTCCATATTAGCGCTCGTTGACATATGAATAACCCAACACTCCGGAAATGAAAGCAACAATAAGAGCCAGAAGCAAACCAGCCCACTGAAAATACCCCGCATCCGGGGGCAGTTGTGACACGCCCCCACCAACACCCAGCATAATCAAACCTGCCGTGACGAGGAAAAGGAAACCCTTTGTATCTGATGTCATATAAACTCCTTAGTTTCTATAGTTTAGCACGAACTCGAATAAACGTCAACGCACAATTCTAATAGGTCATTGGGTGTTTTGCATTGTACTGCGTCATGAACGAGATGATGAAGTCTTCCACGTCTTCGGTGGGAATGATAGTTCTGTCGGAGAGTTTGTGGTAGAACCGAAATGCCGCGCGGGGACCAAATTCTTGGTTTACTTCCATAACAAATTGGATTTCGTCCAACTCTTTCTCTGAAAACTGGTACATCATGATTACTTCTCCTTAGAACGGAACGTCTTCAAACTCAACGTCTTGGAATTGAACTTTTTGTTCGGGTACTTCAAAATCAGTGCCCAATGTGAACTCAGTTACAATGAACCCAACATCGACTTGATTTTGACCCATGCGCTCCGCAATCTCATTTACGGAGTATCCTTCGTCATGAAGTTCCAGGACTTCAATGACAATGTTCTTCATCACACCCATTTCTTTACTCCAGAAATTGAACAGTGGGACGGATGGTACGGTTAAGGCGGATCAGTTTGCCCATGACCCTGTCGAGCAGCCCGCGCGCATACGCGCGACCACTAGGATCTTCCTTGATGAAAATTTGCAAGCTCCGAGCTTGATGAGTAAGTTCTTGCTTCTTTTCCATCTTCTTGACCATGTCGGAGTCAACAAGAGCACGCTTACCAAACACTGTCATTTCTACTCGATCCATCTTCAACTCCTTGTTCTTCACTGTACCTATAGTATAAACGAACCGGGAATAAATTTCAATACCCTGCAAGGGGATTTCCGATAAAAATCACCCAAAAAGTTGTTGACATATTAAATTTGGCGTGAAATTATTCTGAATCTTCGTAATTCATCTGTAAGTTTGGTTTGGGAATCAACCAACATTATACGTGCCCTACGTCCCTCGAAAACAGTTTGAAGGCGCCTTGCAAGGGCATCCTGCATTGATACTCGGTCATTTACTTGACGCCGTACTTCAATCATGACGTAACAAAGGTCGTTTTCACTCGTTCCCGTCTTGTCTTTTACATATAGTACAATGTCGGGACCCAACAGACGAACGCAAAATTCCTTAATTTCTTTTAATTCTTCTGTGCTTAGAGGACCAGAAGGTTTGGGTGTGGGACGCGCACCCAGTTTTACCATTTGGTTAGCTTGGGATACCATTCCCCAACTAGTATCGCTAAATTTAGAGTCCATTATATTGTCTTACATTGCATTGAGGTGCTTGCACTTACCTCGAAAAGCAAATCCCGCGCACGTGCAGGTCATTTCAACAGGATCAACGAAGTAAACGTTTCCTTTGGAACCCTCTACTCTGATTCGGGTTTCCTTTGTTTCCTTGAACAACTTGGTTGACATCTTCACGAACTGACGACCTCGCTTGTCGAGATGCATCGGAACCTTGAAGTACACGGGTTCTTCTGTTCCCCAGGGGATGTAGGCAACTGCCTTTGCACCATCCATCAGGTATATATGGTTGGGAGCTCGGTAATCCGACTTCCAAGTAGTAACTTCACGCAACGCTTCCATTTCTAAACCTTAGATGGCACGGGGACGGGAGATAATCGTTTGCTTGCGACCATCACGAACACTGTGGTCCTTGATAGTTGCCTTCACTGCAACATGATCACCCTTCTCACCCAACTTTCCGAAGTATACGACATCGTTGCCGTTTACGTCAACCTTGGTAACGTACCCGATGCCGGAGTCGTAGTAGCTGAAACGGCGAGTCTTGTTGAACTCAAACACAGCCTTGATAGTACCCACGATCTCGATGCGCTCTCCGGGATTACCCACGAAGTTCGACTCGGGAGCTTGCTCCACTACCGGCATCACCAAGGGAGTAACCTCGCCAACTCGTTCCCACAGTTTGGTGGTCTTCTGGGGATCAACACCGCAACCCTTGCGCATGTCACCCACAAAACCCAACTTGTATTGGGCAACGACACCCTGGTCGTCCATCACGAAAATCCACATGATGGGTCGGTTACCCCGCACACCATATCCCGCCCACTGCATCCAAGCATCAACGGACACTGTATACTGAGTGTCAGTGATGTCAATGTTGAAGTGCTTCTTGACGGAGTCAACGGTATGTTGAATTTCAGCGAAAGAGCGCTTGTATTGCTTCGTCAGAAACTGCGCTTGCTTCACACTCTTGAACTGCCCGTTATTGGACTTGGCAAGATAGGACAGAGTACGAAAAACTTCCGCGTCCGATTGTGTGCTGAATTGAAACATCACTAACTCCTTCTAACTTGTCACCAGTATAAGGGATCTTAGATTAAATGTCAACCCTGCGATTCTTCATGCGCCAAAACATCTGCCAGCGGCGACTTTGCGGAGTACGATGCAGGCTTTTGGTACCAGTAAGGAATCGTCCATTGTACACACTACCACATCGTTTGGGTTTAGGCTGCCCCTTGAGCAATCGTTGGCTGACTTTTTGGTAGGTTCCACGAAGTAACCTACGACTAATTCTAGCAATATCGGGGTACATCACTAAATCCTTCTAACTGTTACCAGTATAAGGGATCTTAGAATAAATGTCAACAACGTCACATGACGTCAATCTGGACGTCAAATTCACGGGAATCAACGGTGATTCGGTGAAACAGACCAGACGGAACACCAGCCCAGCCATGCAAGGCGCGGGCAGTCTCCCGCTCGCCAGCCAGCTTTTCAATCGTCAACAGCACCGCTATACGGTGAGGAGTGGTGGCAAACTTCTCGTAAATCTCACTGATCGTCATGTAGATGCCCATGCCATCAACGATAACGCGAAGCTTCTGAGAATTCTTGAAACCTTGGAATAGTGTCTTGGTACGCATCATCAACTCCTTCTAACTGTTACCAGTATAGTGGATTCTAGATTTAATGTCAAGCCTTTTTACGCCCGTACCAATAGCCACATCACAAGAGCCGCATTGGTGGCGCTTGCAACCATATTCAACCACCATGGAAATGACCATCGCTTGTTAAGGGATGCAACCCAAAAACCCAGGAAGATCAGCGGAACGTTTATCAGAAGATTCATCCAAGTCATTTTATTTGAATTCAACTCCGAAATGTTTGTTCATTCTTTCAGCACATAAGTCTGCTTGACTAGCATAAGTAAAGCAATTTGAATTTTTGACATATGTTGCACATTCCTGAATCAACAGCTCGGCGAACTTGTCTTCCCAAGCCGTACCATAACTATTGGTTTCTTCAGAATATTGCTCAGGAATATTCTTATCACACCACAGTGATGCTTGGTGTTTAAGTTCCTTGATTCGTTCGTTCACGATTTTACTCCGAATTTTAGTCCTGCTTGACGCAGACAAACGCAGTGCTCTTGGTAGTAGCCCTGGTGAGTTCTTTAGCTTTATTTCCTGCAGCCAAACACGATGCTTCCGTCTTGAAGCCCGGCACATTGGTAATCGCCATGCTGTCTTTGTCACTCAAGATGCTCGCATGCACGAAGATAACCAGAATCCAGCTCATGATGTATCCTTTTGTGATATGTTATATCAGTTAAACATGAACTTGGGATCAGTCAGATCGGACACGCTAACCTTCAGCTTGCGCATCAGAGCCTTAACTTCCTTGAGTCCAGTTGCTCGACGTACGGCAGATGCACGTACTTCTGCACGCACTGCGGCAACTTCCGCACGAGTCTTTTCCAGCTTTTCCAGTGCTGCCTTAAGTTCAACGCTCTTGTTCATTTCAAATACTCCTTTTGTTTACGATAAAACCAGTATAGTGGATCTTAGAATAAAAATCAACCGCCGCCGTGTACCGAGTGGAGAACGCCCTTGTGCACGGTCGGTGCCAGAGGATACACACCATCCGCTTTGTTGAAGCCTGCCTGTTGTTCCAGAAAGTCTGCCAGCGTGTTCTCCTTGCGGTAGTTGAACGCTTCGTAGGCAAACATCTGTGCTTCTACGAGATCTTCCGCTGCTATCACAACCATGCCCGGAGTGTAGTCCCACAGCACCTCTTCGAATACATACATGTTCATCTCTTGCTCCTTTTCATGATGTTCTCCATTCACTTTTGAAAGAAGTCAACGACGCGATTGGTTTGAGTATCAATTACTTGTGCTAGGATGAACTGTTCATCAAGTTGGCCTTTAGCAAACATTCGAGCTTCGTCAAGTTCTTCGAAGTAGATAGTCTCATCAGTCCAGGGATCGGAAGTACCATAACAGGTACCATCAGCATCTTGCAGTTGAATGTAGAATTCGGTCATCTTTTGCTCCTGTTTTCTAACTTGTTACCAGTATAGTGGATCTTGGAATAAATTTCAACTAAATTTTGGTCACTTGACCCAAAACCTTGTCGTTAGCGATGTAGGATTTGTACCCATTGCCCATATCTCGACTAGAACCGAATGTAGAGATCATGCGGCTGTTATCGGGGCGCACCGTGACCCAATCGAGACCAGAAGAACGCTCAGACCAGAGCACTACACCTTCGTAAAATTCACGAAAGCGATACTCAACCTTAACGCGATCACCAGACTTGAATTCCATTTCGCTTACTCCTTCTAACTTGTTACCAGTATAAGGGATCCCGGAATAAATTTCAAACAAGTGCCTTGATTAACCCTACAGTGCATGTGGTCATTGCAACCACGTTCACCATCATTTGTGGTTTATTTGCCACGCGAATACTCCACAAAAGAAACGCAGTAGTTCCTATTGCAAATGCTAGTATATTCCAAAAATCACTATGGTATTGTGACCCCAGAGTATTCAAAATATGCCCAACTATAATTGCAACAGCACCTATCCATTGCAATAAGTTATCAGTTTCACGATATGTCATTATATACTCTTTTCCAACCACAAACTAAGAAATAATACAGCAGTAACTAAGAGTGCTCGCATTTCACCATAATTTTTGTCACCCTTGGCAAATCCTGCCATAGCCATTGTTGCCACGAATCCAGCAAAATACAAATGTTCCATCATTCAACTCCAAACCTAAAGTCGGTTTCTATATTCCAATTTTCGAGAAAAAGATAAAAAATGTAACCATCTAATTGTGAATCTTCTAAACACTCACAATAGATCAAATCTTCATCATCACGGTGCCAGTATTTTGGTACTAGTGTTAGTCCAATGTATTCTGGCATTTTTGATTTAGTATATTCATCTACTATTAATTTGGTGGGCATCATTCAACTCCGAAACGCCACTTGATCATTTGGGAACAGCTTGCAGCCGTTGCTTTAGTCTTACGAGCCATCTCGCCATAATTTATAAGTTCAGCTAGTTCACCTACAGATTTACACTGCTGAACGCATTCCTTCACAATCGCCTCAGCAAATTGTTGGGCACAAGCTTCTTGACCAGCATGACCATATTCGCGTACAGTCTGAGCCCAAAGTTTCTGAATTCGTTCGTTCATTTTACTGCTTATAAATCTGAACCTTGAACACAGAGTTCTCGAGGATCTTCTGCGGGATGGTGATGAACATATCACTGGCTTCAAGGGTTAAGTTTTCCAGAAGATTGATCTGTGTTTGAAGTTGATCTCTGAATTGTTGTGCTTCGTTAAAGGTCAAACCCTTATTATTATCGATGTAACCCTTAAATTCACCCAGAGAATGGATCACGGTGACGTAGATTCGATAGCTCATTTCTTCCCTTTCTAACTGTCTATGTGTGTATTATAGACCCAAACTGATTTATTGTCAATTGAGGAATTCAATGTCCTGTGGGTTGACCAGTGCATACTTTCCGGAGCGCTGGATCACCACCTTATTGAATTCCACAACGTTGCGGCGAGCCCACTCGGGAACATCCTCGCGCTCATTGCACACTGCCACAGCGTCCCAGACCTCGTGCTTGTCGTAGAGCTTGTCCTCACGGGTAGTGTAGGGCCGCCAACATGACCAATAGTGATGAGTCTCACTCTGAGGTACTTGAATCTGAATCACAGTGCCTGCTTTAACGAGAAACATGTCTACTCCTTGAACGTATTATACAAACTGATCCGCGTGGTGTGTGTAACGAACCTGAAAATTCCAAGCATCCTTTTCGTGGATGCTACCATCTACAATGTTCCTGTATGTCACGCCGTAATCGTCAGTGTGGTCTTCGGTAGCGCCAGGATACTTGACGACCTCAACGATTTCAACATTAACGCCAGTGACGCTAACCCACACTTCGCCCACATTGAACGCGGGGCCCGCTGCCTTGTGAAACTTGATCTTGCCGTTCATTGTGTTTCTCCTGTTTTTCTAACTTGTTACCAGTATAGTTGATCTTAGAATAAAAAACAATACCCGACTGGTTAGGTCGGGTATTTTCTGAGCGTTTCTGGGCTAGATTCTGTATTCGTATAGGCGAAAACGCTAGAAACGAAGATTCTTCAAAACTCTACCAATGAAATCAACAACTTAGCGTCACTGTTTCTTGCGTCTAGTGGGCTTTTTTGGCTCCGGCGTGGGTGCGACTTCCTGCTCTTTGGCTTCCAATAATTTAACCCTGATTTCCATACGTTTACTAATATCTTCTGCAGATAACCAAATTTCAACTCCGGTTTTTATTTTATCAATCTCTTCCGAAGTTAAGAATCCTTCATATGTTGATACTAATAGTTTTTCAACTTCCTTTACTGTGAAATCAGTATATGCTTTTACATTACTAGTATTACC